ACCCACGATTTAGAATTATCGATGTTGATTGGAAAGATGCCAGAGGAGTATGTTGGGCTAGAAATATTGTTCAGAATGAATATAAAGGTGAAACATATACCCTTCAGCTAGATTCACATCACAGGTTTGCAGAAGGTTGGGATACTTTATGCATTGATATGGTAAAACAATTACAGAAGAAAGGTCATAAGAAACCTTTACTTACTGCATATTTACCTTCATATAAACCTCATAATGACCCAGATGGTAGAGAAAACGATCCTTGGTTTATGGAATTTGATAGATTTATTCCAGAAGGTGCTATTTTCTTTATACCAGCTACAATGCCCAATTATAGAGTTAGAACCGAACCAATGAGATCTAGATTTTATTCAGCTCATTTTTGTTTTACATTAGGTCAGTTTTGTACTGAAATACCTCACGATCCTGATTATTATTTTCATGGAGAAGAGATTAGCATTGCAGCAAGAGCATTTACTCATGGTTATGATCTATTTCATCCTCATAAGCTTATTGCTTGGCATGAATATACTAGAGAAGGAAGAGATAAACATTGGGATGACCATGATGTAGATTCAGGTAGTAGTTATGGTTGGTCATCTGTTAATAATGCATGCCATTTCAGAAACAGAACTTTGTTTGGAATGGATGAAACAGAACAAACATTCGACTTTGGTAAGTATGGTTTTGGTACTGAACGTACTTTAGAAGAGTTTGAATGTTATACGGGTATCAAATTTGATAGAAGAGGTGTTATGGAATATACTTGGCCTCAATTACACGAGCCACCAACACCTAATTATATTGATAATCCTGAAATTTATGCATCTAAAGAAGATTGGGAGAATGCATTTGGTAGAAACTGGTGTGTAGATATTTGGATAGCCAATGCAGATATCACAACACCTGATCATGCTGATTGTGATTTCTGGTGTTGTACAGCTCATGATGCAGATGGAGAAGAAATTTTTAGAGAAGATTTAGGTAGATGGCGTATTGATGAAGAATGCGCTAAAGATGCTGCAAGTTTCTTTTTGAAGTTCTGCAGTGATAAAGAACCTAAATCGTGGGCTGTGTTGCCTCACAGCGCTAGCAAAGGTTGGTTAGATAGAATTGGTCCACACCCTATCCACTTACCTCACTCAAAACATGAAATAACGAACGGAATTTATAATGAGTAATATTCACAATCATATAGTAGGGGATGACTATGAAGGTAGAATTTCAACAAAATTCAATACCTGGCAAGTCGAGAGAATTTATGATATAATTTTGCATCACTATGGTCGAAAAGGCGACCCTATGTTCAATCTATCGATTGGTTCTTGTGATGGTACTTTTCACGATACTATTTCTGCATATATGGTAACATATAAATGGAGAGGTATGTTCGTCGAACCAATACCTGATGCATTTAAAGCACTTACAAAGTATGTAACAACTGAATTACCAGAAGGTTGTATTACGGAGAATGTAGCTGTTTCGGATACTGAACGAAAAGAGCTAATGTGTTACATTCCATGGAGTAAGATTGAATCAGATGGTTTACATGAAGCTATTGTAGGTATGGGTTCTTTTATACCACCTAAAAATGGCTTTGAAACAGATGCTGAAACTAAAGCATTACTTGAAGAACATGGTGACCTTATTGAAGTAGATGTAGTTACTGCTAATTCATTATTAGAAAAACATGGTATCGAAAAGATTGATTTCTGTACAGTTGATACAGAAGGTTTTGACTATGAAGTGTTTTTAGGATTTAACTTAGAAAAATACTTACCTAAGGTAATTAAGTTTGAGTTATTCAATAATGAAGAAGATAAGTTAGTTAAACTATTTGATAGATTAATTGCTGCAGGTTACATTCTTACTAATCAGGAAGGTTGTGATATTATGGCTTTCCATAGTAGTGAGATTGAGAAATTTAAGACAAATAGACGTTGGGTTGAGGTTGAAAAACTCGGTCTTTGCGTTGAAGGTAATGGTTTCAGAAACGATGCTGATGGTAACTTCATTGATGTGCCTGAGAACGTCGAAGAAGGTGATTATTTCCAAGATGGTACTATAGTAGAAGACAAAGAAGAACCTAAGAGAACAATATCTAACGAAGGACCTTCTAAAACGACTATAGTGACTGGTATTTGGGACCTTAAACGTGGAGAAATGGAGGGAGGGTTCAATAGACCATTTCAACATTACCTAGATAAATTTGATGAATTATTGAAAACTGATGCTCCGATGATTATTTTTATCGGAAAAGCACATGAAGATTTCGTATGGGAGCGTAGAAGTAGGGATAATACTAGTGTTATTATAAAGGAAGCTGAGGAGTTTAAAACTTGGTTTGAATTCTACGACAAAGTACAAGAGATTCGTTCTAACCCAGACTGGTATAACAAAGCATCCTGGCTCGCAGAGAGTACTCAGGCTGGGTTAGAACTGTACAATCCAATGGTAATGAGTAAGATGTTCTTACTCAATGATGCTGCTATATCAAACCCATTTAATACCGATTATTTCTTATGGGTTGATGGTGGTATTACTAGTACGGTTCATCAAGGGTACTTTACCCACGATAAAGTCATCAATAAAATTCATCATTACTTGCAGAAATTTTTATTCGTATGTTTTCCGTACGAAAATTACGAAATTCATGGCTTTGATCATGAAAGATTACGCACATATTGTAATGTAGATAAGACAACCCGCGTTGCAAGAGCAGGTGTATTTGGTGGTCATAAGGATTATATACCAAAAGTTAATAGTCTTTACTACGATTACTTAAAAAATTCATTAGATGAAGGTCAAATGGGTACAGAAGAGAGTGTATTTACAATATTGACTTATAAACATGAAGATTTAGTAGACAGAACCATGATCAGAGATGATGGTCTGTTTGAATGTTTCTTTGAGCATCTAAAAAATGACACTGTAGAGTTAATCACAACTAGAAGAACAAGACCTATTGAGGATCTTAAGACATATCTTTATGTGATCACTTATAATTCACCTGCTCAATTTTTAAGACTATGTGAAAATTGGTCAACCACCGATAAATGGTTTGAGAGATGTGAAAAAGTTGTGTTGAATAATTCAACTGATAGATCTACAGATGCTGATTATGAAGCTATTTTTGATCTTTATAACTTTACAGAGCATAAACGAGATAATATCGGTATTTGTGGAGGTAGACAATGGGTAGCTGAACACTTTGACAAGACTGACGGTGACTATTATATCTTCCTTGAAGATGATATGTATATTCACGATAAAGAAGTTGGTTATTGTGAAAGTGGATTTAGAAGATATATTCCTAACTTGTTTGATAAGACTCACAAGATTATGGAAAAGCATGGATTCGATTTGCTTAAGTTCTGCTTTACTGAATTCTTTGGAGATAATCGTACTCAATGGTCTTGGTATAATGTACCTCAAGAATTAAGAGAACAAGTATGGCCAGAAAAGAAATATTTACCGGCTAACGGTTTAGATCCTAACGCTCCATTAGTTAAATACAATCACATTTACAATATGGATGGTTTACCTTACATTGATGGAGAGGTATTTTATTGTAACTGGCCTCAGTTAGTTTCAAAAGAAGGTAATAAGAAAATGTTCCTTGAAGAAAAATGGGCAGCACCGTTTGAGCAAACTTGGATGTCATACATTTATCAGCAAACAGTTAAGGGACATATTAAACCTGCAATTCTATTAGCAACTCCTTGCTATCATGAAAGGTTTGAATATTACAAAGCTGAAGATAGAAGAGAAAACTAAATGATGCTTCTGTATTAAATATTTTAAATGGAAGTAAAGGTACTTAATAGTTCCACATTTGCAAGTTTAAGTGCAACTTATGAGTTAGACAATAACGTTAGTTTTAAAAATACTAACCGTAATAGCTACCATGGGTTTGATTTAACATTGGATAATTGTTTATCTGGTACAAAAGATACTACGATAAACAATTATTCTTCTTTCTTTCTGTCTGATGATTTTAATTATAATGATTTCTTATCTGTTGATATATTAGATGTACCGGAAAATTATACCTTTACATCATATATTATATCTGAATCTACAAGCATGTATTTATCTGCAATTCCTGCAGGTAAAAATCCATTAACTCAAGTAACCTTTGCAGACTATTCAGATAATAAATCATTCTTTGAAATCTTTTTTATAGATAATCTTAACTGTAAAATTAAACATACAGAAGGTAATTTAGTAAGATACTTATCATACAATTATGTTAACTCTGAAATTATAATGTTAACTGGCTATGATACTATCGGTAATAACGATATCAATACCTTTCAATATGTTTATGATAGAAATAATAACGTAATTTCTTTCAGTAAAAAGATTTACGATAAAACTCAATACTTATATGTTTCTCAAGAAACCAACTCTCTATTATTTAAACTACCTCCTTCAAATAATAGAGTACAACCATTCAAGAATTTTGAATTGTTTAAATTAAGAGTTAATACATCTACTTTAAACGATATAATTTCTACTTCTAATTATACATATAAACAAAGTTTAGACAATACTAAAATTATTGTTGATGAAGAAAAAAGTACATATGATTTTGATACTAATTATCTTTTCAATAATGAGTATTATTCTATAGATCCATATTTGAATAGAAATTTAAATGTAAATGTTTTAAATTTAAAAAATCAAAAAACCGTTAATAATACTCAATCCCAAGGCGGTGTATTTTTAAATCAACCATCTTTTAAACATAGGTATTATGAAAATTTATTTACCGGGGTTAAACAAGAAAAAGGAAATTCTAATATTGGGTTAGGGTATAGCAGTTATACAATAACTAAAACTTTAAAAAGTGACGCTTTAAGTTATTTTCATATGCCTTATGATATGTACCCATATGAAAAATTAAACATTAACGATAGTAGTTTAGTTATATCAGGGGCAATTTCTAGTGATACTCCATATTATTCAGATAAAATATTTAAAAAATTAAATGATTACAAATATAGTTCCCCTTATGGTAATGTAACGGATACTCAAACTAATGCTTATCTGTGCTCTTGGTTATCTGGGGGTAATGATATTAATGATGAAGGGGTTTGGTTAGATAGATATTATAACCCGTCAAAGTTAAGTTATATTGATGCTTTAGTTAGTGTTACTCCTTATAATGGGTTTCTTCAAACCAATTTTGATAGTTTATCTCAAATTACAAACAACGATAATAATACATATGATTTATATGATGTCACTAGTAATTTAACTTTTGAGAAAGGAGCATTATATGCTTATCACCATGTAGGAAATGAAAATAGTAAAACTTTTGTAAATGCTTTATCTACAAATTTAGTTATAGATAAAATTGATTATTATTTTTCACTTACTTATGATAGAAAAATTGCTAAGGATGAAATTATATTTGAAAGCAACAGCTTTACAAAAATACTTTCCGAACCTTTAGATTCTATATCACCGTTTGATAACTTTAGCGTATCATTTGATATAAGTAATGAAAACTGGAATAAACCATTTGGATCTCAAATTTTAGGTAATTATGCTGATAAAGGTTTTGGTATTTTCAATTACAGAAAAATAACTCCTTACTCTTTAGCTTTTAACAAAAATAAAATTTATGTAATAAACACTCAATGTGAGTTAATAAGAACAATAACAACTGAAAATAATATTTTAAATTTACAAAAATTTGAACCAAATAGTATATTTTTAGTTTATGACAATGAAGGATATGTTACAAAATATAATTATATAGGTACAACTCTAGATAAAAGATTTTTACCTTTTGTTAAAGATAGTACAACAAATAATTTTTATAGTTACGGAAAATTTACTTTCATTCTTACAGATGATAATTGGTACAGGGTAGATAATAATACTTTAAATTATCAAACTAATAATGAGCTTAATTATAATATCATTGATATAAGTGGTGGTAACCCATTAAGTTTAGCAGTAAAAGGTAGTAATGTTTATTTACTATCAGGATATAACCCTAAAATTTATAATGATGAAGTTTATTTTTATAATTCAAACTCTTTAAACTACTATAATATTTTAGAATCAAACATAGGTACTAAATTGCAGGGGGAAATTTTAGATTATGTTTTTGATAATGAAGGTAATATTTATTGTTTATATGATATAGATAAATTAGCAGTAGTAGATAAATTTGACAATGAAATAGGTTTTGGAAACTCAAATTTTTATAAATTATCAGCTATAACCGGTTTTAATAATGCAATCGGTAAAGGTTTAGATATAATTGATGAATTTTATGGTAACGAAAAAATTGATAACTATTTGTCAATAGTAAGTTTAAGCGCTAACTTAACAAAAGGTCATTTAATTTATTCAAGATTAAAAACAGATATATCGGAGAGTAAAAATTTATTAGTTAATGACAAATATTTTGATATAGATTCCTTCTCAAATAATTTTAATATTAATAATTATGATTATTTGAGAAATAATTTTGATAACGGGGAAAATATAGTTAGTAAAATAAAATTACCTAACATTTATGATACTCAAACTTATGAAACGGCAACTCTAACTTACCCATTATCTAATTTATCTCCCGGGTACCATAATTTTACAATTACCTTTGATTCGATAAATGGATTATTTCAATTTTATATTGACGGTAAATCAGTAGACAAATATGCATTTGATTCCGGTAAGTACAGTTTTGGTACTATTTTTGATAATTCAATTTATATTGGTACCGAACCAAGTTACGGTAATAATAAATTAAATGAAATTTTAAATGATGTGAATTATTATAATTACGGTAACTTTAAATTAAAGAATTTTTATTTTTATAATACACCATTATATCTATATGATATAGCTAATATTATAAGAAGTAATTATAAAATTCAAGATTTATATTTTGAAATACCTACCGGTAAAAGAAATTATATAGAAAATATTGACAAGTTCTTTAAAAATAAATTACCAGGTAGAAAAAGTAATTTATTAAACATATCAATTCAGGATACAGGAATTACAGATAAACCGTTACAAACGGATATTTCTGAAGAAATAATTTCAAATATATATAATGTTTTACCTGCTAATACAAAACTTAACAAAATAGTTTGGGAAAAAGATGATTAATATTTCAACAGAATTTGAAAATTATAATTATTCGTTTAATAGAAGTTTAAGTTCTATTATTGAACTACCTTTTCAACAAAAAGATATTGAACTTGGCGTAAATGAACTTGCAAACGGAGTTAATTTTAACAACAGTTTAGATTTATTACAATCTAATTTAATGTATTTGTATTCTGTTTCAAAATTTGCTAATCCTGAACTGCCTAGAAATTATAAGGGTTGGATTGGTAGCAGTGATGATAAAACAGGTAAACCTTTAGATATAAAAATAAAGGGTAATTTTTTTAGATCAGGTCTTAAATTTAATAGCGACGGAGAAGTAATATCAAATTTAATACCTTATTTTTATCTAACAAACTATAATGGTCAAATAACAAATATTATTTTTACTTATAACGGCATTTATAACCCTGAAGTTGTTTTTATGCCAGTGGGTAATAATTTTATTATTGATATATCTGGTGATTATAACGGAGATGATTTGTCGTGTAATAGAGTGGTAGAAATTTTAATTAAAGAAAATTTTATTGCAAGTTATAATCCATCAAAATTTGAATTATATATTTCAACGAAAGAAAACGGTGGAATATTTTTTGGTAATAGATCTCCAGATACATATTCCTATATTTTTGGTGATCAATCAACTGTAATTTTACAACAAGGTGTTAGAGATATAACTTTCACAAGTAATACTATTAGCCCTTCTTTTGTTAAATCTAACCCCTCAAATTTTGATAATTTGAATAATTTAAGTTTAAGTAAAGCTAGTTTACCAAAATTTAAAAATTTATTTTTATGCTCCGATACACGGGTACAATCATTAAGTTCAAATATAAACGATAATGAATTTATATTTTCAAATTATACTGATACTTATGGTGAAAATAATAAACTTAATTTTTTGAAAATAAACAGTTCAGCTACTAATGAAAATAGTTTATATATTTCAGATGAAGGTAGAAATAATATTGTAAGATTAAACATTTCAGGATTTACCACTAACGATGATCATAGAAATACAAAATATTATGAGACAGAAATTATAGGAGGTGAAGGTGAAATAAGAGATAATTACTCATTTGATAAACCTAAAATTATAGATTTTTATAACAATTATTTATATGTATTAGATCAGGGTAATGAAAGTATTAAAATTTATGATAAAGATTTGGGTTATGTAAAAACTTTAAGAAAACATCAAACTTATAACACTTACCCACCGGCTTCAATTAAAGTTTATAACAATAATTTTTATTGGTTAACTAAAGACGGTACATTATTAATTTTTGATTTAGATTTAAATTTATTAAGACAAAAAAGTATTGCAGTTAACAATACTGATGAATTTATAGACTTAATTATATCACCAGTTAACAATAATTTTTATGTTTTAACAAAAAATAACATATACAAATATTATACCGATACCGAGGTAATAATTGGTAAATTCAATCTTGAACCTTATAATATAAATTATTCAGATATAACTTTTAAATTTTTTAACTATATAGAAACTATAGATAAAAAAGATGTAATTTATGTATATAGTAATAATAATGGTAGAGGGGTTTTATTTGTATTTGAAGAGGATGAGTTCTTTTTTGAATTACTTTCAGATTATAATTTTCAAATTTTTAGTAAAGATGAACTTCATTTAAAAAAGGAAGAATTTGCATCTAGTTTTGCATATAACAAATCTATAAACAAAATTTTAAAAAATACATTACAGTTAAGAAATTTTGTTTATAGAAAAATTAATTCACAAATGTTAAGAGATGGTAGTTTTAAATTTAATGGTGTGACTTATTTTTCTGAAAATGATTTAAATATTACTAATTATAAAACTAGTATGAATAATTATATTGGTACTAATGAAATTTTTTCTAGAGCTGTAATTAACAGAGTTTTAAATGAAGTTTTTATTTTACAATCACTTTTACTTAAACTTTTTCAATCTAACATAGAATTACCTTCAAGAAGAACCGTATATTTAAAATCAGATAATAGAGCATATACTGGTTTAATGTTAGAAACGTGGGATGCTGTTGAAGATTCTCATTTTGAATTAGAGGGTAGTGATGATAGTTTTATTTTACAAGAGTATGCTGTAGTATCAGAGAACATAAATTAAATAATAAAAAATGGCTAATAAAAAAATATCAGAATTAGATTCTGCTAACGCTGATCAGATAGATTCAAGCGACGTTCTTACTTTTGTAGACGTATCTGAAACTAATGTTGAAAATATAAACAAAAAAGTAACTTTTGATCAGTTTGGTCAGTACCTTAAAGAATACACTAATTTATTCCCTATTCCATTTAACAGTCAGTTTTTAGAAACGGATGCATATATAAATGGAGTAAAAACTCCAATATCATCAAAAGTAGCTGGTAAAACAGTTAACTTAGCTGATGTTGCTGCATTTAATTTTGACCAATATGGTAGAGTGTATGATTATACTAGTGATACAGAACCAAATGCTTCTGAAGAAATTTTAATGGCTTCTGGGTCAGCTGCTACTTGGTATAAAACTAGAATTACTGAAAATTTTAACAACCCGCAACCAGCAAGTTTAACCGGTAATACGGTAGGGGTTGGTGATAATAACGCTGGTTATTTTAATCAATATAGTTACTGGAACCCTAAAGTAGGTAGAGGTGCAGCTCAAAATGCTCAAAAAATAAGCTACAGTAATGGCAGGCTAAACGATTACGATTGGACATATCTATTTAACAAAACTTATGAAAATGTAATTACTACTAAAATAGAAATGACCCAAGGTATAGATAATTCTGTATCTCCATTAATAGTGAGTAATTTTAATATTTTTATATATTGGAGTGAAAATAAAGTAATAGGTACGGGTATGTTAGCCGGTTATGCAAATGTAAATTTTTCAGTCATTTTTAGTCAAAGTTTAACTTCAGGTACACAAACAATTTTAGGTACATTAACTCAAACAAATTTAACTAATGTTGCAACACCTAAAATTATTATTGACAATTCAACTAAAAAGATTTTAGGGTTACCAATTGGTACAAATAAAAATGGTTCTACATATACTAATAATAATACTAATGTAAGTTTAATATTAACTAACTATTACTAATGCCTAGACAGAGTATTACACAACTTTTATCAGCATCTAAAGATCAAATTTCATATAATGATCTTTTTATTGGTACCGCTCCATATGATTTTAATTATAATCTTAACACAGAATCTTTTGTTGGTTATTTTAAAAATTATTCAACTTCTATTTTTGCTGTACCTTTTAATAATACATATATAAATTATAATAATACAGGGTCTTCAGTTTTTAATTCAAATAAAATAAAAAGCGAAATTGAAAGTGTAACTTTTGATAATTATGGTAATGTTATAGAAATTTTACCTAAAACAAGAGTAGAATCAGAAGTTGATACATTTATAGGTTCAATTGCTATGTCTATTGGTCCTGATATAGCAGAAAATAATAATAATGGTTATTTTCAAAGTACTACTCCTATTGCTTCTACAAGAAATAATATTATTACTAATAAGGTAGTAGTAATATCATCAAAAAGTTCATCAAGAGATGAAGGTAATTGGGGTTTGCTTTTTAACAAAACATTTAACTATTCTAAATCTATAGTAACATATAGGCATAGTAGATGTGATGGTTCAGAAAGTGCAGAAAATGTATCGTATTTTAAATTTATAATTTACTGGAATGGTAAAAATAATACTAGAATTTTAGGTACTGCTATGATAGGTACCAACCCTAGCAGCGATGATGTTAATTCATACGTATGGAGAGATCAAATTGTAAAAGATAATACTGAAACTTATCCTATGCGCAGTTTTTTTGCACCTAATACAGATTCAGAATATCAAAATTTTTATCACAATATTGCAATGGCAATAGAAGTTGATGGTGAGAATAAAAAAATTAACAAACTACCAATAACTAAATATTGTCCAGATACTGATAGAGAAACTCATACCGTGTCGGTAACAATAGAGTCGTTTGCTTAAATATTTCTATGGCAACCGTAATCGACTGCAGTCAAGCAATGCCCTTGAGTTCTTTTTACTCTACTAACCTCAACAATGTTATTTGTGGTTATAGTAGGTTAGGAGAACGTATTTCAAGATCTTTAGGAGCTCCATTAATTAACGTAGAAATTCATCAAGATCAGCTTTATGAAAATATTAGTATAGCTGTTGAAATGTTTACAAAGTTTGCTGGTTTTACTAGAGAATATATTATTTTTAACTCTGACTTGTATGAAAGAGGTAAGGGTATAAGAATGGATGTATTATTTTCTGCAAGAAGAGATTCAGATTTTTCCGATTACAAAACAAAAATTGCCACAACAGAAGCTCAAAAATTAAATCCTAATTTTAATTTCAGATACGAAGAAAAATGCGGTAAACAATTTGCTCCTCTTTATAGTTTGAGCAAAATGGTAATTGGCGAAGCTGCCAACCCCTACATTTATCAAGTTGGTGATAATTTAAAACCTAATCAATTAGAGTTAAATCAAGCTTATGATTATCTTTTGGATGATTATAGAAAAGTTGTTTCAGTTCGCGGATTTGAAGTAGGTTCCTCTGATGGGGTTAACACTTTATTCACAATTGAACAAACTTTAGCTCAACAAACATACTTCAGTTACTCTATGGGTAATTATGGATTTGATCTTATTAGTTGGTACACTCTTAAGAATTGGCTTGATACGAGAGAGAAAATGTTAGCATTGAGAAAAGCTATAAACTTTAATGACCGTACCCAAATGATGCAAATGTACCCAGAACCAAAAGATGAACAGTTTTGGGGTACTTTAGAATGTTATGTAGAAAAACCCATTGCATGGGTCATAAAAGAAGAATGGGTTTACCAATACGCTCTTGCGTTATCCAAAATTGTAGTAGGTAGGGTAAGAGGTAAATACGGTAATGTTCAGCTGTTTGGAGGCGGTGTTCTCAATTATGATCTTTTAGAGGAAGGCCGAACCGAAAAAGAAAAATTAGAAGAGCAACTCTATACTGGAGCGTCTCCTGGTATGGGTGATGCTGAACCGACCTTGTTCTTAATTGGATAGTTTTAAATAAAAATATGCCTTTTAAACAAGGAGTTTTTAGACCAAAACTGAGGGAAAAATATAAAGGAAAGTCCTTACCAGTTTACAGATCAGGGTGGGAATTAAAATTTTTTCGTTGGTGTGACTGTAATCCAAACATTGTTGCATGGAACAGTGAAGGTGTAATTATCCCTTATCAAAGCCCGTTAGATGGTAGGATTCACCGTTATTTTGTTGATGGTCTTATATCTATAAAAGAGTCAACAGGTACCAAAACTTACCTAATTGAAATCAAACCTTCATCACAAGTCAAAGCTCCTCAACCTAAAAAATATAAGCGTAAAAGTACAATGCTTTACGAGCAAAAAACGTGGGTTGTTAATCAAGCTAAGTGGGAAGCAGCAGAAAAATGGGCTAAGAAAAAAGGTATTGAGTTCAAAATACTTACAGAAAAAGAGCTTAATTGCTGAAAAAATTAAATTATAGTATAAATAATAAATAAGATGTCTTTCAGATTATTAGTTGAAAATCCGGCGCCTAAAGAGGCTTTTGAGTACATCGTCGAAGAGAAAAGCACTGGCTCAGGTCAAACGCTTTATATCAAAGGCCCTTACATGATGGCTGAAGACGTTAACCGTAACAAACGATTCTATCCCAGAGACGAACTACAACGTGAAGTTGATCGTTATATGAGAGAAATGGTTAATGAAAACAGAAGTATGGGTGAGTTAAACCATCCAACGTCTGCTGAAGTTGACCTAGAACGTGCTTGCCATATGGTAACTGACTTATGGTCAGAAGGTAATATGTTTTATGGTAAGTCAAAAGTACTTTCCACTCCATGTGGTCAAATCGTTAAGAGTTTAATTAATGACGGCGTAAAAGTCGGAATGAGCTCAAGGGCATTAGGTCAATTATCTGAAGAAAAAACCAGACCTGGTGTTAGCAGAGTTTCTGAAATGAGATTGGTTGCAGTTGATTGTGTATCCGATCCTTCTTGCCCAAAAGCATTTGTTAATGGTATATTAGAATCAAAGCAATTTGTGTTAGCTAAGGATGGAAGATGGGAAGAGTCTTATGATACATTCGAAGAAAGTATTAAAACTTTACCTAAAAAAGAATTAAATGATTATTTAAGAGACCAAATTATTGACTTTTTAGATAAAATTGGACGGTAAAGCATAAATATTAGATATAAATCTTATGATTCAACAGCGTAAAGAAATTAAAAATTTTGTAAGGAATATTATCAATGGCGAATATAAAAATGCTCATGATAATTTACGATCTGTTGTAGAAGACAAAATGAAGCACAAGATCAATAAAGCTTCTAAAAAGAAACTATTTTAATATGGAAAACATCAAAGATATACTCCAAGAAAAAGCTCAAGACATCCTCACTGAGGAAACATTGCAGCAGATTGAAGAAGCGTTTAACAAGAAGGTTCAGCTTCATGTTGAGGCTGCTCTCGTCAAACAGGATGACGAATATGCTAACAAGCTTGAGCATTTGCTTGAAGCCATTGATATTGACCACTCTAAGAAGCTAGACAAAGTTGTCGAAGCAATTGATAAGAACCACTCTGAAAAAATGATTGCAGTGGTTGAGAAATACAGTAAAGCTCTCACAGAAGAAGCTTCTGAATTTAAGAGCGATATCGTTAATAAGGTAAGCAAATACCTTGATATCTATCTTGAGAAACTTGTTCCTCAGAAAAGTATTAATGAGGCAGTTAAGAATAAGAGATCAGCTAAAATGCTATCTGAGTTACGTGGTGTACTTGCAGTTGATGCTGCTTTACAGAAGAATGCAATTAAAGATGCAATCGTTGACGGTAAGGCTAGAATTGACGAATCCACTGCTAAAGTTAATGAAATCAGCTCTGCTGCTGAAAAATTAGCTAAAGAAAATGCTAGACTTAAGTCTCAGTTGACACTTGAAAGTAAGTGCTCCGAATTATCTGAAGACAAAGCTGCGTTTTGTAAGAAAGTCCTCTCTGGCAAATCTGCCAAGTTTATTAATGAGAACTTTGATTATACATTGAAGATGTTTGATAAAAATCATGAAGAGCATCTTGAAGTTTTGCATGAGCAAGCAAAAAGACAGAATTCCGTTTCTAAGGACGTTGACAGACCTACCCAAGTTATTAGTGAGTCTGCAAAGCAACAGTCTGAGAAATCTGAGAATCCTTACTTTAACGCTTACTTAGGCGAGCTCGGTAAGTATTAATCTCATTGATAGATACCCTTTTATAAGAATTTCCAGCGCTCTTGGTAGAGTGCTTACAAACCCGTATACATAAAACTATGAATACTATTAAACCCTCAGAAGCCTATATCGATCAGAATAGGGCTAAAGCGTTGTTAGAAAAATGGGGTCCTGTATTGGACTACAAATCTGACAATGTCAAAGAAATCACAGACGACCATCAGCGTCTGAGTACGGCTATGCTCTTGGAAAACCAAGAGGCATGGTGTTTAAACGAGAATGGTAACTTTGCAGGCGGAACAGGATCTGCTCTTAGCAATGGTAGTGTTAACATCGGTCAGTATGGTAATCAGATCCCTAACTCTTACAGTCAGGGTGACACATACGCAACCGGTGACTTCCGTTTGCCTAAGATTCTTATTCCTATGATTCGTCGTACCTTCCCTGAGTTGATTACTAACGAAATCGTTGGTGTTCAGCCTATGAGTGGTCCCGTTGGCTTAGCATTTGCTTTGCGTTATAAGTACGAGACAGACGCTCTTGGTAATGGTATTGACGGTATCGGTCAGGGTACTTACGGTACTGCTGAAAACACTGCTAACAACCCTGCTTCTGGTAGAGGTTCCGGTTCTGGATCCAATGCCGATGGTAAGGAATTAGGTTATCAGTTCTTAGATACACGTTTCACCGGTACATCTTCCGACAAATTGTCTGGTTTAGGTGCTGGTTCAGACTTCCCATTCGTTAATCAGGACGAAGGTGTTGCAAAACTTCTTGCTAACTTTGAGTTGACCGGACGTATTCCTCAGGTCGTTGTTAGCTTTGAGAAGACAGCTGTTGAAGCTGGTACACGTCGTTTGGCCGCTCGTTGGTCTGTTGAGCTCGAGCAGGACCTTAAGAACATGAATGGTATTGACATCGATACCGAACTCACCAATGCAATGTCTTACGAGTTGCAGGCTGAGATCGATCGTGAAATGTTGATGCGTATGGTTCAGGTTGCTCTTGATAATGGATCCGGAAATGGTTATTCCATCTGGGCTCCTCAGTCTGCTGACGGTCGCTGGTTAGTTGAGCGTAACAGAGACTTCTATCAGAGAATCATTATTGAAGCAAATAGAATTGCTATTCGTAACAGACGTGGTGCTGCTAACTTCATCGTTTGTACACCTAGAGTTGCAGCTATCCTCGAGATGTTGCCTGAGTTCCAGTGGGTACCCGTTCAGGGTAACGTTAACACCCAGCCTGTTGGTGTTGCCAAAGTTGGTAACCTCGGCGGTCGTTTCAACGTTTACCGTGACACCCGCACAGAAGCTCAGTACGAAAACAATGCAGGTTATATCACTCAGCCTGATCAGGGTACTTACACACCTTCCGGTGCTCGTACCTCTCGCGTTGAGTATGCATTGCTTGGTTACAAAGGCCCTGAATTCTATGACACTGGTATTATCTACTGTCCATACATTCCTGTTATGGTTCAGAGAACGATTGGTCCTAACGACTTCTCGCCACGTGTTGGCTTGTTAACCCGTTACGGTGTTGTTGACAACATCTTCGGTGCTAACTTGTACTACCACGTTATCATTGTTAAGAATCTTGGTGAGGCCTTCACACCAGGTTCTCAGGCTGTATACTTCTAATCGAAATTTACAGTTATTAATCACAGCCCGGCCGAAAGGTCGGGCTTTTTTTATGGAGAGCAATAAATATATACATGGCAACAGGATTAAACAACGGAGTTTACGATACTACACAGATTACGCCTCCCCCAGCACCTAATTACAGTTTATCAGCTTTCAACGGTACTGACCCTATTATGGGATTGCATGAAGCTGGTACTTGGGATGGTCATCAAGTTGTAGGTGTATTATTTGATAATGCAACAACTTACTATTCTTTAAGTACTATTACTATTTCAGACGGTTTATTAGGATCAGATGATACAGTTGTTAGTACCGCATTACCAGGAGGTAGCACAATTTACTTAATTACAACTGACAATTATGGTATTCCATTCACCATTACCAACGGTAATGCAACACATGATGCATTATCTGGTCAGAATATTGCAGTTGGTCCTAATAGAAGAAGAAAATATCATTTAGGATATATCTAATTTACTCCTGTCGACCCCGATCCCGCAGGCGTGCAAAAAGAAAGACCCGGTTTCGAACCCCGGGTCTTTCACCTGTTTATGGAACGGACTATTGTCTAGGACGCTTAGGAAAGATCTTACCTATATCGAATATAAGCTCATTATAAAGATGCTCATGGGAGCACCTATGAGGATTAATGTCCCAGCCACCTCTTCTAACATATAAACACATTACAGATAACTCTTCGGGAGAGAAAGTATCCCATAGCCTCTTATAAATGCATTCACAAATCTCTTCATGAAAGTGACATTCATCTCTAAATGATACGATATACTTTAGAAGTGATTCTTTAGTAGGTACTTTATTACCTCTCATGTAAATGTATACATCACCCCAATCAGGTTGCGAAGTTACCCTACAATTTGACTTCAACAATCCAGAAATATAATTAATATCTTGAGGCTCATCATGCTCTTCTACTTCTAACAGTTCAGGAGTTTCGTTATAAGTATCAAATACAACGTCTTGACCAACCGTAATATCGATATTTTCAATAACAGAAAAGTCTAAACCTTCTTCAATTTCTGTATCATCAAAAAATAATTGAACACTTACGTTTGTTTCTAGAAAGTTTGATAGATCTTCAATAGCTCTCTTTTCAATTTCACCCATAACATCTTGAGATGTTTCGCCTAGTTTAGTCATATTGAAACTATTCCAATATAGTTTCATTGACTTTGATTCAACGATATAACTACTATTGCAAGGATAAATTACTTTTGCAATTGCAGCTACTGGTCTACCGTTATTAGTCAAAGCAGATACTTCATAACCATTCCATACATCATAACCTACAAACGGTAGATTGTCATCTTGAATATTAAGATATGAACGATTACTTTGACGAGGCTCTCTTACTAACAATCCAGGGTCATATTGCGACTTATACTGACTACTCTGACCTAGGTGCGTACTAATGTTTGTGTTATCTAGTTGTTCCATAATAAAATATCTTCTGTAGTTAACTTAACTTTGTTAAATTTTAGTTTGTTATCTATAATCTTCAATCGTTCTTCAACTGATCCTCTAAGTCTTACTACTTGATTCAAATCAAACATACCAATATAAGACTCAAATAAATTACAAATTATCTCATGATCTCTTTTAGATAATTTTCTATCAGCATCATCCTTATACTCAACAGGTTCACAATAGAATAAAATATCTATCTTATCTTTTACATCCATGAATATCTTACTTGCATAACTAAGAATATTACTATGAATCCTATCAGTATTAGCTAACCATTCAGTATAAACAATACCATCTAAAACACATCTATCAGTTATAAACGATTT